CCCAGTTGGGCGTAACTAGACTAATCTAGCAACCCGAGGCCATCAATCAAGATGGCCTTGTGCGTCGTTTGATTCGTCTGTTCTCCATTCGGACGGAACAAAGATACGCGATAAGCGGATCCGAGTTCTGTTACGAACGGTGTACCCCGAGCCGTTGTCAGGCGGCGCGGAGGTAGGCTCCTTCTCGACACCTATGAGGTGGCTCAATGCTCTGTGGGGGGTTGAACCCCCGGCAAAGTAGAGAGCGTATCCCATAGGCCAGTCGGGTCTTGCGACTCTGACCGAGGACTCGACCCAGGATCTGATCCACCAACCATCCCATGAGGGGTGGCGGGGGGGGCAGACTGCGTCAAGCTCTTCGACGATGTGACCATCGCCGAAACCTTCAGGTCCCCATGTCCTAAAAGGACCAGGAACGCTATCAATACACCACTTACGCACGCCAAGGAGACGAGTGGCAGTCGGAGAACCGACCGCACCAAGTCGCTTGGAAAGTCGGAGTGTTGTGTTGGTCGCATAGAAGGCGGCGGTGAGCGTATTAAGCTCACGCTTCAGAAGGAAAGGCCGAACAAAGTCTCCCGAAAAGTAGTCATGCCCACAGGACTCAAAGAAGAGTCCATCGGTGAAGGATTTCTCGGTATTGATGAGAAATCCGCATGCTACAGTAACCTCTTGGAAGAGGTCGAAGCAATCTCGCGGGATGATGACATCATCCCCATATACACTCAAATTGACCCCAGTTACGAAGTCAATACCGAGTTCTTGGCAGCAAGCAAAAGCTAAGCCAAAGAAAATGAGCGTCTCAAGCTCAAATGTATATGCATTGCCCATAGAGGTAAACTTGTGAAAGTTATACCACTTGCCCTCAACAAAATATCGGGGGCATCGGGCAATGTCAAGGAACTCAAACCAATCGATCGGTAAGAGATCCAAGACGAGGTTGTGCGCAATAGTGTCAGATGCAGAACTAAAGTCTACAGTAGACAGTCGCTCAGTGAATGCCTTTTGGGCAAGACGCTGATTGACGGATTGATCATTAAGATCAATTCCAAACCGTTTGAGACGGTTACGCAACCAAGAACCGACACCTTTCTGATACAAGCCGTTTAAAAGCGGTTCGATACAGATCGGGCGATCAGTTTTGGCATCCTTCGGGACAAACGTCAACTCGCTTCCGGACACGAGGGCAACCTCGCGCCAGTCCTGACTGATCCAGCCAGGAAATTCTCCGAGAAACTCGGATAGTAGCGGTTGAAATGCGTAAGTGCACTCTAAGGTTGAAGTCACCTTATTGTATACAGAGGTTTCGCCTCTGACACCGTACGAGGCCCCAGGGCCAAAACGGAAGTCCAACTGCTCGAGACTAGGAACGTCCCCTAATATTCTCTGGATAACTTGTCGAGCCCTGTCAAGGACTCTTTGAACAAGTTGGCTAACGCCATGTCCAGAAAGATCTCGGAAACGTTCATTTGTCTCACGACAGAGAACTTCGGCCTCAATGAACTTCTTCATTGCAGCTAAGCGCCGATCAATACCCGTAGGTAAATCAGGAAACTTAGACAGCAACTTGACCGCTGAGTAATCAGCGTAAAAGTCCGCGGAGTGGGTATAGTTCAAGGGATTCACACCCTTACGAACAAGCTGCTCATATTCACCATTACTGGCGAGTATAGAGCAGGCCAAGGACACGGGTGTGTCCAAAGCTTCCCACACGCGCTGAGCGTACGAAAGTGCGGTCAGGCGACGATTCGGTCTGCCTCTATGACGTATACGCGACATAGTCACTCTCCCGATCGCGTTAGTACGCGAGCTCGTACTTCTCGAAGGCGTCGATGACAAATTGATTGTCAAGGACGTTCCTCAGGAAGGCTCGAAGATCTTTTCGATCTTGAAGCGAGCAACGCTCAGGCAACGTGGAAACCATCTCGACCATAGGTCGATAGGCAACCGTCGGAGCCGGAGCGATACCAGAAACGGAAGAATTGCTTACCGTTTCCATCTTCGGGGTCTCAATCCGAAGCCGAAGCTTCAGATTGCGAGTGGCAGACTTAGCCTCTCCTTGGGGGCGCTCCAGCTTCAAAATCAGCTTGTTAAAGCCGATGTAGATGCCGGCAGCGCGATCCTCGAATTGAGCTTCGTCTGCAATGGCCTTCGCAGGAGCGAAGGTGTGGGCGACCGGAGTGCCCTGACCGTCATTGATAACGACGTTAGCGATTTGAGCCAATTTGGTTCAACCTGATGTTGCAATTCGGTCCGTCAACGTATAAACGCCGACAAAAACCATCAATCCCCTTTATTGGGGAGGACCACTCTGGGCTTTCTTGATGGAGTCCAATAGATACTGACACCTGTTGAGGGTTTCAGTAATACGATCGAGCATGACGTCAGTCGACCTGGTCGGGATATTAGTCCCGGGAGGATCAGTCTTTCGTCTAGCAACGAGCGTAGTCCGTTTAATCGGATCAATAGGGTTTTCCATCGCCAAAGCTCCTGAGTGGAATGGGGTTGGTCACGCGTCACTAAGCTGCCTGATGAGGGCGCACATAGTGACAAGCTTAGACAGATCAAGTCCGTCAAGCGAAGGTCGGAGCGCGCCTAACGGAGAAGGTGACCACCTTTCCGGAATGCGTACGTAGTCCCTCATTTTAAATGAGTTACAACGTTCACCATGACGACCAGGGCCTAAACCCTGGTACATCATACCCGTGACCTCAGTAGCCATACTGTACCCAACGTCGAGAAGCGTAAGCCCCTCGAACGCGCAGGTACTCTGAATGTAGTTTCCTATATTCATAAAGTAATCGGCTACAAAGGAGAACGGGGTGAGCTCCCAAGCGATAGCAAGTGGATTGGTTA